GCTCCGGCGATGATATCGCCCCAGGTCGCGAAGAACTCCGGGTCGGCCATATCTGCCACGACCTGGGTCACCCGCTCGTCCGCAAAGTCCTCCTCGAGGAGCCAGGGGTCCGGCTTGGTGCGCCAGCCGGCGATGTCGACGGTGTAGATCCGCGCCAGCGCATTGCCCTCGAGCATGGCGAGTGCGCTCATCCCGGTATCGGTGCCGAACTCCCAGATGATGCGCGGGCCGAGCAATACCGAGATCGCGGTCAAGAGATGGTAGTGCTCGCCCGGGAAGACCTCGAACCAGCGCCGGCCCGCCGAGGGCCGTGCACCGAGGCTGCGGTGGGTGATCCGCGGCGCCAGACCGGCGATGTCGTGGGCCACCGAATAGAGGCGCTGCGTCGGCCGCCACGGCTCGTCGTCGAGGCTTAACAGCCGGCTCGGCTCGTCGCCCCGCGCCATCACGCGCTGCCCTCCGCCTTGTCGAGAATTTCCAGCCGGAAGATGAACTCGTCGCCTTCCTGCCGGCATTCATGCAGGCGGACTTTGTAAGTCGCCCCGGTTTGGTGCCGCAGGGTTCCAATCCGCCCGTCGTGCAATAGACCAAAGGTCTGATAAAAGGCGTTGCACGCCATCCGCTGCTCGTCGGTGATCATGCGCGGCCCGGCACGACGATGTCGGCGTAGTACTCGCCGGGTGCAAAGCGCTTGCCCATGTTGACCGAGCGCGCCTGGGTCTCGCGGTAGAGCCGGCATGGCAGAACGCGGAAATCAAAGCTGACCCGGCTGAAGATCTCGCAGTTCATCTCGTTGCCGTGCCGCCTTGTGACCGCGTCGAACACGACGACGTCACCGGGCCAGGCGTGGATCGAGCGGCGCCGGTCCTTGCCTTCCTCGAGGTAGACCGAGCTGGTCCCCCAGGCCATCGTCAGCGGGACCCACCAATTCCGCTCTCCTGCCGGATGGCCGTAGTCGCCGTCGCTGTGATACTCCCCGACAGCGACATTCCACGGCAGGTGCACGCGGAAGGTCGGGATCGCCTGGAAAAGAAAGGGTTCGGCGAACTGCGCCGCCACAAAGCCCATAACAAAATTGATATACAGCGGACCCCAGATCTCGCGCGCCGCATAGAACCGCTGGTGCCATCTGGTCTGCTGGTCGGTCTCACGCGTGCGCAGCGGGATCTCGTCGCGCAGCATCGACAGGTCCTTTTCGCCGAGCAGTTCGGTGATCAATGCCGGGAACGGGTATTGCGAGAGCGAATAGCTCAGCACCGAGTAGAGCGTGTCGGGTGTGATCACGCCGCCGCCCTCCGCTCGTACATCATCTGCAGCATCTGCGGGTACTCGACCCGGCTGGTGACGTAGTCGTTGAACAGCGCAATGCGTTCACCGAGCCCGCGCATGTCGAGCACCAGTGGGAAGTTCCACAGACCGTGGAAGCCAAAGCTCGCTTCGCGCCGCTCCCAGCCGGTGCGCTCACGCGAGAAGCGGTAGGCGACCTCATCGGGTGCCCACAGCAGGTCACCGCGCATCAGCGGCCGATAGTTGCGGCAGATGTTGTGATCGACCGGCAAGCGCAGTGGGAATTGCTCGCGGTGCTCGGCGAGATAGAGGCCGAGGCGCTTCGAGCGCAACGAGAAGCCGGCATTGCCGACATTGCGTTGGTCGGCGTACCACCAGGGTGCGCCGATATAGTCGTAGCCAAGAAACTCATCGGACCAGGCGGCCGGCCTGACGATCCAACTGTCCCACTGGATCATCAGGTAATGACTGGTTTTCACCAGTGGCGGCACGTCGTACCAACTGGCGCGGTCCCAGGCCTCGACGCTGCCGAGCGGGCCAACGTCGCGAATGATGCCGCCAAAGCGGACGTGCTTGAGACAGTCGCGCACCGCCAGATCAACCAGCTCGGCGAGCGGGCCGCTGTCGATCGCCACCAACGTAACGTCGGGAAGATCGATCATCAGCCGATCGTCGGTGTTTCGCTCTCGCGCTTGTCGTGAAACAATGCCTCGGCATCGCCGCGAGTGATCATTGGGAAAACCCCCTTATATGACGATCTACGAAGAGCTCTGCCGGTTGACCGGCGCGGTCGCGCCGGATTGGCCCGAGCTTGATGAAGAGGAATATTATGCGCTGCCGGAAAACCCGCCGCGACCGAGTGGCGGCTTCTTCCGGCGGCGAGGCGCAGACGGCTCTCTACTGATCTGCTTCCAGCACTACTTCGGAGCAGCCGAGTTGCTGCACACGCACCTTTGGGGCGCCAGGCTGGAAGTCCGTAACTAGGGCACCAAAATCCGCACCGGGATCACCGCCCCGCCCTGGCCGTGGTCGATATCGACGTCGCTGACCGCCTTGACCGTGGGACCGTCGATGTAGACGGCCTGCACCAGCCCGCCGAGTGTCTGCGTCTGGTGCACCGGGTTGTCCGGCGCGAACGCCGCCTCGACCACATCGATCAGCGGGTTGAGGATCGTCGCACCGGGCGTGTAGGGATCGTTGTTGTAGTACACGATGATCAGCCAAACTTCCCACCAGCGCTTGCGCAAGCCGAGCTCGCTGCCCTCGGTCTTCTCGGGCTGCTCCCAAGTCATCAGGCAGGGGCAGTTGATCGCCTCGACGGCCGAGGGGCGCGTGTAGCGGCGGGTCGTCTGCACAAAGCCCGGTAGCCCGTCGACGAGGTTGAACACGGCCTGGAAGACCTGCTCGCGGGTCGGTGGGCACGTCGTCATCGCAACCCTCCGCTAGGCGGCGGCGGCGCCGCCCCCGAAGGCGCCGGCAACGGCCTCTTCAAACACTCGCCGGATGTCGGCTTCGCGCTGCGTCAGCGCTGAGCGCAGATAGGAGCGCTCAGGAATATGCACGTCATGCGCGGCGGCATGCTTGGCGAAAACCTCGTCGCCAGCCTTGCTGATCCAATGCAGCGCGTTAGCCTGGACCGGGAAAATATCCGGCAGGTGGACGGTGCCGCCTAACTCGTGGATCCGCGCATAGGGCGTGCCGCCGGCGGTGACTTCGCCGGTGACCTCCTCGCCGCGGCGGGTCACCCGGACCGAGATGTCGGCGACCCTCCCGGAGCCCTTGAACAGGCTCCGCATGTTGGCGCGCGCCTGGGTGGCGACGAGCTCGGCGGCACCACGTGCCGCCAGGTTCATCCGATGCCGGATGTCTGGCGAGGCGCGTTGCAGACGGGCGAGGAGCTCATCGAGACCCTGCCACTCGACATGGAAGCTCATTCAGGACTCCCCGGGCGGAACAGGATGGCCTCGACCAGGCCGCAGATCGCGTGCGCCGCGATCAGGTGAACCTGCTGGATCAGCGGGGTGATCAGGCCGTCGATCGGTGTCACGATCGCCAGATTGGAGAGCTGGATCAGTTGCCCACCGCCGCGTCCGGTCATCGCGATCACGGGGATGCCTTGCTTGAGCGCCGCCTCGGCGGCGCGGAGGATGTTGGCCGAGTTTCCCGAGGTCGAGATCGCCACGAGCACCGTGTCATGATTTGCCAGCGCGGCAAGCTGGCGCTCAAAGACCCGCTCATAACCGTAGTCGTTGGCCAGTGCCGTCAGCGTTGCGGGATCGGTGCCGAGTGCGATGGCTGCCAGCGGTGCCCGGTCGCGCTCGCACCGGCCGACCAGCTCGGCCGCGAAGTGCTGGGCCTGGGCCGCACTACCGCCATTGCCGGCGATCATGATCTGACCGCCTCTTCTCAGCGACTCAGCGATCACCCGAGCGCTGTCTTCGATGGCCTGGATAAAAGCGACGTCACCGATCGCCGCTTCGATCACGTCGTGCGACTGGTAAAGCCAGGCCTCGATCGGGTTGCACAGCGAAGCCGGGATATCCGGCCGGCCGCGTGAGAGTTCGAGCAGCAGCATCATAAACCGGTCTCCAGCCGGCGCCGTTCGGCCTGGCGGCGCGGGTGCTGCCAGCACGCCCAATCGGGCTGGACCTCGGGCCAGTAGCTGGTGACGCCGAGCACGACGACGTCGGGCTTGGGCGGGATCCCATGACCCGCCGCGGTGAGGACCGGCTTTTTCTCGACCGGCGGCCGCACGACGACGACCGCCTGGGCCTTTAC